CTGTACTCTGCTTTGTTTGATCTGGAGAGGCTGCTTATCGTCCTGACAGTCTTGTCAGTCACTTCAAAAGTAACATCTCCAAGCATTCCTACTGTCATTTGATAACCCCCACTACATAGCCGTGTGTATCACTTCCTGTCGGGAAAATGCAGACGACACGGTTGTTGATATCCGGAAACCACTCCAAACGGTCGATTTCGTGGTCTTCCCAGATGATGTCATGGAAATGTGAGCCGTCCAGTTTCGTCTCGGCGCCGGTCAGATTGCCGCCGATCGAGTCTAAGATGTCCGTCCATTTTTCCTCGACTTTGTGCTTATGGCTCGCCCTCTTCGTTTTGTGTTCGTCATCGATGAACCACGTCGGAAAATGGATGATCGGCAGCCAGTCGGAAATGAAATCCTGCTGAGTGAACTTAACTCTGGCCCGACGTCCCCCGTCGTCCATGTCAACGATGGTCCCGATCCTGACTACCTGACTCTGTCCGAGCGTGTAATCTCCGTATCCGGAAGAATGCATACTGACATCGCCGCCAAGCTTGATCTCGGTGGTGTATCCTCTGGAACTCAGCTTGTGCTTGCAGCACTTGATCGGGTGCTTGCCGCTCCAATAGCCAAAACCCTCGAGAGTGACATTCTGTCCGGCCATCAGGCCGGGGTTTCCCGGAAGTGTGAAGGTGGCACACTCTCCAAAGTCGTTTTTTAGTCTCAGTTCCTGCAGGGCGATTTCATTCGCCTCAGCCACGCTCTCGACTCTCCGGTTCGTGATGACCAGCTGATTGTGATAATCGTTGTCGGCATACTTATCGGATTCGGCATGGCCCTCGATGAGGCCCTTGTATGGATGCGCATACCGGAGAACACAGGAATCATAGAGAATGTCCCTCGATCCTGTTTCCAGATCCCATTTTGTATACTGGCCATCCATCCAGCTGATGGTCATAACGCTCGGCTGGTCGGCGTAGCTCCTGGCATCGAAAATGATCAGCTGCATATCCGACACCTTGAGGCACATGCCTGCTTCATGGCATAGTGCTCTGAGGAACGCCAGATCGGCCATATCGTTCTGTTCGCGGCGCCCATAGGAAATATCTGCCGCGTCATAAACGAGGCTAAGACCGGCCTTTCCTGCAATCTCAGCCCCTATTCCGCGGAGAGTGTAACCTTCCCATGCCTTATTGCGCTTTTCGTCAGCAATGCCGCCTTTGGCAGGAAGTGATGAGGCCTTGATGTTGACAACACTCGGAGGGCCTCCGGCCTTCATGCTGTCGACGTGGAAGGTTCCGGCTTTCTGCTGGACAACCTTTCCGTCTTTCTCAACGCCTACCCAGGCTTCCACCTGCAGACCTCTTACAGAGGCACCAACAAAGATGGATTCTGTCAGCCAGCGCTGCACCCATTTCCCGTCATTGTCGGCCACCTTGATCTGCAGATCGTCGATGGATTCGCTCTCGTTATCGGTGATGTCGATCGACAGCATGTCGCGCATCACGACGTCGGTACAGTCAACTCCGTCGAACTTCAGCTTCCATGCGGAGCGTCTGGCTAGCCCCTCTTTCTGGTATTCAATCTGCTTGCTGTAAATGTCGGAATCAGCCATTCAAATCGCCTCACTTTCTCCACGGAGGATAGAACAACTCATCCGCTGCCTGATTGTTAAAATCAGGGACATTCAGGACCTCACCGGCAGAGAAGACATAGATGTCGCTCTTGTCCAGGTTCGCCTCGATCAGCTGAGCCGTGACACTCTCTGTCCCGGCCAGCTTATAGGCGATGCTGTCCCACATGTCCCCCTGAACTGTCGTGTATGTCGTCATATGCTTCCTCCTTACGCGTAGGACGTCCGCATACGGTCCGTCATGACCTCTTCCATAATGCTCCGGACGTTGTCATAGAGATTCTGATTCTGATCCTCAAGCGCCGCTCTGATCGCTCCTGCATCGCCGCCGGTGACGTTGTACACCGGTGCGAAATTCAGCGATACCACATTTCCCCCTCCGGATCCGGAGAGAGCGTCAACTGTTTCGTGCGCAGTGAGGACCTTTTCACCGCCGTGCATATACACCAGCTCAGGACCTTCCTCACCGACCAGTGCCACGCCTTCCGCTGCATAGTCGGTGCCGATCGCGTTCCGGCGCTTGGCTACGCCCGGATTCGCTTTTTTTGTGGCTCCTGTGAGGCCGTTTGTGTTGGCGCTTATGTTAATCTCTATGTCCGTCTGAATGCTCGCCAGGGCACTATTAACGGCATCTGCGATAGCCTGAGCCTTTGACTGCGCTGGACCAACGTACTCGCCCAGTTTGTCGACGTAGGCCTGCATCGTCGTGCCGGCAGCAGCCGCCGCCTCGCTTCCCTGCTCCATTTCTGCGATGGTGTTGGTCAGTTCCTGTGTCAGGTTCTCCATACCGGTTGAGAACTGGGTTTCCATGTCTGCGATGGTGGATGCCAGGGTTTCCTTGCTGGTCTGCACCTGTGCGAAGGATTCGTTGATGCTGGCAATCTCTTCCGTCGAAGCGGATGCCAGAGCGGCGAGAGAGGCCATACTTTCCGCGGATCCATCGGCCAGCTGCTGAGCGATTTCTGCAGAAAGTCCCTTGTCTAGGACTGCCTGCAGGTTCTCGTTGTACCGCTCCCAATACTGTTCCTGTGCAGCAAGGTTGGCTTCCATCTGTGCGGTACTCTTGCCGTCTACACCCTTCCCGACCTCGTCAAACAGTCCAAACCGTCCGCTCAGACTCTTCAGTGCAGCTTCCCTGGCTTCCTCGTACTTCTGCCGGAGTGCATCCATCTGAGAGATGATATTTCCGACAGCTGTGACAGCTTTGTCTGCTTCGGTCTGTGCGGTATCGCCTGCACCTTCGGCAGCGGCTTTGGCGGCGTTTACGCCCTCCTCGACCCGCCGCATGGTTTCCTCGACAAGCTGACCGCCGTTCTCCATATCGGAGAATGCGCCTTCCAGAGCGACACGAAGCTCGTCGTAGCTCATGGTTCCCTGAGCGACTCCGTCAATCAGATTCTGCAGATATTCGCTCTGAATCGCGTCATTAGCCTCGATGGCGTCTGCGTACTTGGTCGCCTCGTCGATCGACACCTTCCAACTGTCAGCCAGTTTTTCAGTGTCGATATTCATGCTCTCAATTGTGGCACCCATGCCGGCCAGACCGTTTCCGGAGAAATCATAATTCTCTCCGGAGAGAGCGTTCATGATCTCCTGCAGGCTATAGAATCTGCTCTGCAGGGCGGCCGCCTGGTCATTGTCATCGTTCAGCCAGCTGAATCCTTCGTATCCGGAAACATCCGATACCAGAGCCTCAAATTCATTCCTCAGGTAAGCCGCGGCGTCTCCGGATGTCGTGAACTGCTTGACGATCTCCTGATGCCCCTGTGCCTTTGCAAGGCCCTCATTTGCCCGTCTCTCAGCCTCCATGGATTCCACATACTGCTTGCTCTGTTTCTTGATGACATCCAGAGCCTGAGCAGTGTAGGAATCCTTCCGGGCCTTCGCAATGGCTTCGTACGCATCGATCTGGCCACGCAGTGCCTCAGTTTCGCCGTCGGTCGCTGTGACAAGGCCTCCCGATGAATTCCGGAGAGCATCTGTCACCTCTTTCAGGCGTGCCCGTTTCTCAGCCAGTTCTTCGGATGCCTGAGCTGACGCGTTCTGTGCCTCGGCCAAAGCAACCTCCTGCTCATTGGCTTCCTTCAAGGCTTCCAGATCGCCGGTGACGTCAATCTTCTGAGTGATCGTGCCGTCTTTATTGATGACAACCTCTCCGGATTCTACCGCCGCGATGAATTCCTGCATGGATCCATAACCGAGAGCGGCAATTGTGGAATCATCGAATCCGCTGGCTTCCAGTGTCTGGGTGAGTTCCCCGGTCTTGGTCTGGATGGATTTAATGAATTCCTTCATGTGAGCCAGCTTGTCCGGCGTGATGTCCTCAACGCCGTCCATCTTCAGCTGCTGCTCAAGGGCATACTGTCCGTCTGCGGTATTCGCCTTGAAGGACAGATAGGTGTCAAGCTTATTTTCCACATCTTCGACGCCGATGATTTTCAGGTCCTGCGTCAGAGTGGCCGTCTCGTTTGAGATGCTGTCCTTCAGCTCCTGAATCTGCTGAATCTTCTCAGGCTTGATCTCATCCATGATGAGCTTCTGCGTCAGGGTTCCATCTGCAGACGCGACGATCTTTCCGGACTGGACAGCTTCGACGAATGCCTCCATCGAACTGTATCCGAGCTTCTGGATTTCTCCCGTATCGAAGCCGAGCAGTTCAAGTTTCTGGGTCAGCTTCCCTTCCTTGTCGGAGACAGTATTCATCAGGCGTTTCAGCTGGTTCAGCTTCTCATCCGTCAGATTCTCCGCTCCGTCAATTTCAAGCTGCTGCCTGAGGGCATACATGCCGTCCTTGGTGTTTGTCTTGAATTCCAGATACTGAGGCAGTTTCTTTTCGACGTCATCGATCCCGAGCAGTTCCAGCTCCTGGATCAGTGTCGCCTTCTTTTCGACATAGGCCGTCTTCAGCTTGTCAAGCTCTCTCAGGTCCTTCTCACTGACGCCTGTGATGTCCAGGGTCTGCGTAACGGTTCCATCCGCATTGACGGTGTAACCGTTGTTTTCAGCGATTTCCTTGAGCAGATCGAGATCTGATTTCCTGACTTCGCTGATGTCGATCTTCTCCGTGATCTGCCCGGCGCCCTGGCTTTCCATCTCAGCGATTTCAGACGTCAGCTGCTTGTATTCCTCTGCCAGATCGATGATATCCTGCTGCTCTCTGGCCCGTGCATTGATATCGTCAAACTGCTCATTCAGCGTCTCAAATGATGGATGTGCATCATCATAGGCATCCTTCAGGAGGCCGACGCCGGTCACCAGTGCACCGATACCGGCAGCCACGCCCATGATGACGCC